CACTGCGTAACGGTCTTGCTATTCCGGGCACCCTCGCTGGTTTCCGCTGCTACAAGTCCACTGCGCTTAACTCAACAGCAGGTACCGATCAGGTAACTCTGTCTGGTGTGGCAACTGACGCCTCTGAGAATGTAATTCTTGCTGGTCATATGTCGTCCACCTCCACTGCTTCGCATATCGCTAAGACCGAAGTGGTTCGTTCAACTGAGTCGTTCTCTGACGTTATTCGTGGTCTGCACGTTTTTGGTCGCAAAGTTCTGCGCCCAGAAGCTGTCGTTCGCGGCGTCATCGACTTCGCGTAAGGGAGGGCTAGGTAAATGGCTACTATTGATCGTACCCCTAATGGCGGAACTGCTGGACATCCAGCAAACGTCGCACGTCCCTACGTGGTAACTTCACAAGTGCATGATACTGCAGATGGCGGTACAGGTGGTGATGTCGTTCAACTGATCGACGTTCCTGCAGATACCATGATTGTTGCAGGTGCTTTGGAAGTTTTGGAAGCTCGTGGTAACGGACAGATTACTCTAGACGTAGGTTTCACTGGTGGTGATGTAGACTGTTTTGTTGACGGTTCTGCTCTCGCTGCTGGCTTCACTCCGTTTCTAGAGGCTGCAGTAGGTGCGTCTGGCTCTAACGCCCGTATCCTAACTTCTGCAGACACTATTGACGCTCTCATCCTAGATGGTGGCTCTACTGGTGAATCTGCTGCACGTTTCCGTATTCACGTAGTTCTTGCGGATATTTCCAAGAATCCCGTAGAATCTGCTACAGTTTCTACTGGCACATAAGTAATGCTCTTGGGGGCAGGGCAACTTGCCCCCTTGACAACTTTGTAGTCGTATGTTAGGTTCGGCTAAACCAGCCGGGAGATACATCATGTTGCTACAATTGTTGCACGAAAAAGAAGTAGAATATTGCCTCAACAACTGGGGCGAAAATCAAGATGGGGCAAAAACACAGCCCCGATCAGATGAAGAAAAATTGAAGGACAACATGGAGTGTCCTGATATGTTGCCCGAAGTGCGGCAACTGATAACTACAAGATTGTATAATAATCCCTACATAGAATCTGTAGTCTGTCCAAACAAAGTATCAGTAAACTTTTACAACGAGTACAAAGAGGGCGGATACTACAATAAGCACATAGATACCTTCCGTGCTGCACCTAAAAGTAAAAACATATACTTTGACTACGGTTTTTCTATAGGACTCACCGATGACTACGAAGGTGGAGAGTTCGTTCTAAATAATGAAGTAGGAGAAATATCCTACACCATAGGCAAGGGACAAGTTTTAATATTTCCTATTATGTATGTTCATGGCGTCAAGCCAATAACAAAAGGCTCTCGTAAAGCAATAATAGGATGGATGTCAAGTAACGTATCGTACGAACAAAGTTACATCCTTAGAAATCTATACGAAGTAAATGCTGCCTTTATAAAAGACAACAAAGAAGACATGGCGTTAAAATCTACCCTCGTTCAAAACTATTTAGCGAAACATTGGGGTAGATAGCATGAATTACATCACAAGTAACGTACCGTATTTTAAAGCGTGGGTTCGCAGAGAGTATACAACAAACCACGATAGATACCACGGTGAGTTTCTACACGCTATGGTTATCGCAGTCACTACTCTACCCATGCGTACCATGTCTTTTCAAGTGTTGTTTACAGGATGTGAAGACGAAGAAGACAACGTACACGGTGGTGCTATGTGGGCACGTATGCCCTTGACTGCACTGGTAGGTGACACACCCTTCGATGAGTGGCCTACGCCTATGCCAACACACTTGGCCCAGCCGTGGGACTGCCAGTCACATCATCATTCGGTGTTCGTATTAAACAGGGCTACACCCTGCCCGTGGTTGGCTAAGATAGACGGAGACTTCTTTCCTGCCAAGTATTACTTCACTGTAGACTACACAGACAGCGAAGTTGCAGATGATCCTGCACAACACAAACAAAGCCACGTCCTAGAACTAATGGATGCTGGCGAATGGACAGGCAACATAGTTGCACTTCCTAACAACAGAGTAAGGGTAACCAATCCTGCTTGGTTTGTAACGGGCGATGGCCCACCGGACTTCGCTCCTAGTCAGTGGGTCCATCATTCTAAACAAGACCCGAACTACGTAGAAGATACAGCGCGGGTATTCAACAACCTCTATGCGGAGAGCGATTATGAAGAAGATGATGAAGAGTAAAGGCATGAAGCGCGGCGGCAAGATGAAAGCTAAAGGCATGATGCGTGGTGGTAAGATGAAAGCCAAAGGCATGGCTCGTGGTGGCAGTGCAAAGAAGAAAATGATGAAGGGCGGCAAAGCCATGAAAGCTAAAGGCATGGCAAAGGGCGGTAAGCGCGGCGGCGCAATGACCCTAGCAGCTATTCGCTCTGCGGCTAAAGCAAAGGGCTACAAGCTAGTAAAGGCATAATCAAATGGCACGTCGTGGATTATACGCCAACATAGCAGCTAAGAAGCGTCGTATCAAAGCAGGTAGCGGAGAGAAGATGCGTACACCCGGAAGTAAAGGTGCGCCTAGCAAAGCCAACTTCCGTCGTGCTGCACAGACTGCAAGGAAAAGGTGAGATGACAAAGAAAAAACCATTCAAACCTATTAAATCTAAAAAGAAAAAATCAGGCAGCGCAACACCTAAAAATAAAGCGTTGTATGCTCGTGTGAAGGCAGAAGCCAAGCGTAAGTTCGATGTTTATCCTTCGGCGTATGCAAATGCTTGGCTTGTTCGTACGTACAAGAAACGCGGCGGGACGTACGCCTAATGGCTAAACCAAAGGGCGGCTTGACAAAGTGGTTTAAGGAAGATTGGCGGGATGTAAAGACTGGCAAGAAGTGCGGACGTTCTGGTGCTGAAAAGAAGAAACGTCCGTATCCTGCTTGTAGACCAGCCAAAGTTGCAGGGCGTATCAGCAAAAAAGAAGCAGCGAAGAAGACCGGACCCGGCAAGGTTAAGTGGTCCGTGACTGCGTCTGGCAGAAGGAGGAAGTCTGGTGGCAAAAAGAAAGCCTGACAATATGCCAGCCCGTAACAAAAAGAACTTTCGGCCTACGAAAGCGGGGGCTGGCATGACAAAGGCTGGGGTAGCTGCATACCGACGCAAAAACCCCGGCAGTAAACTACAGACCGCTGTGACTGGCAAAGTGAAGCCCGGAAGCAAAGCAGCGAAGCGACGTAAGTCTTTTTGTGCTAGATCTGCAGGACAGATGAAGAAGTTTCCTAAAGCTGCAAAGAATCCGAATAGCCGTCTGCGTCAAGCACGAAAGAGGTGGAAATGTTAAACCTACTTATCGGACCAATCACACAACTAGCGAGTACGTGGCTTGAAGGAACGGTTGAGACAAAGAAAGCTAAGACTTTGGCAAAAGTCGCAACGGCAAAGGCTGAAGCGACTATTATGGAAAAAAAGGCGACGGGTGAGATTGACTGGGACTTAGCTGCAGTCAAGGGTAGTCAAAACTCGTGGAAGGACGAGTGGTTAGTAATCTTATTTTCTGTACCCCTCATACTAGCATTCATTCCGGGGATGGAAGATGTCGTATCACATGGATTTCAGCAACTGGAGCAAATGCCTCAATGGTACCAGTACAGCTTGGGCGTTATTGTTGCTGCAAGCTTTGGAGTTAGAAGCGCGACGAAATTCTTTGGTAAAAAATGAAATACATAATATCACTGATAAAAAGAATGTTGAGTCCTAAGTATGTGGGTGATCTGTCACAGCACAGACTACACACGACTAGGTACGAGGATTTGTGTAAGTGAGGAAGCACAGTGGCAGAAATAACAATGGAGCGATTCCTCAAGTGGAAGATACTACCCCGCTTGATGATGATTATGATGTCAATATCCGCTTGGCGGGTAGTGGAGTGGTTCATGCTTCTGCCAGATCCGACAAACGCACAAGCAGGTCTAGTGAGTGTAGTCACGGGGGCCATGACAGGTGCATTTGCGGTGTGGCTGGGACATGAGAAGCACTAAGCTATGGAAGTAATTTGGTCACTTATGCTGACAGTTTGCTCCTTAGAAACTTGTGCTACACAAACAATACAGTGGTTCGAAGAAAAGCCCATGTGTATTGAGATGCAAACCCTCCACGAAGAACTACCTATAGACGGCGACTGGAAATCAGTAACTTACAAATGCACTGTAGTAGGAGCAAAAGAAGTATAGATGTCTATGTTTAAGATGGAAAACACGGGGGGTCACCCGTGGGAGAAAAGCCCGATGAATGCACACGCATACGATAAAGAAATGAAATACGATAGAAATACATTCCTGTACAAATTAATTGAACACGAGGGTATGGTCCTCACTGTGTACGAAGACAGCTTGGGGATAGAAACTATAGGCATAGGACGTAACCTCAAAGATCGTGGCATCACTCCAGAAGAACTAGAGTACATGGACATACCCAACATGGCTATCGTGTACACAAACGGCATAAGCGAGGCAGACGCCAAGTATTTAGCTACAAACGATATAAAAATCGTAGAAGAAGAGTTGTGCAAAGCGCACCCGTGTGTATACAAGCTAGATGCTGCACGACAACTTATCCTGATGGACATGGCTTTTAACATGGGTGTGCCGCGTCTGTGCAAATTTAAGAAAATGTGGGTAGCAGTAGAGGCTGAAGACTTCGAAACCGCATCAATTGAAATGCTCGATTCGCGCTGGGCACGTCAGGTAAAGTCACGGGCCACTAAGTTAGCAGAGGCTATGAAGACGGGAGAGTTATAATGTCTAGGGGTAGACCTGCAGAAGAAAGTGCTGAAAAAAGTTTAAGCTATGATCAGGGAAGTATACGACATGATTTGCAAAGAGGTCTTAAAAATAGTCCCGGACCGTATCCAACTCGTAGAAAAGGCATAATTCAACCAGAACGACCTTCCAAAAAAGCTAGGGAATTAATGAAACAGGGTAAGCCTGTAGTTTTTACATAAATCAATGACAACTCGACGTATACCTCGCAAAAAGGGGCAACCCGCAAAATCTAAAAAGCACAGTGATCTGTACACCGACGAAAATCCCAAAGGGACTATACACGGTTTAAAGTTTGTTAGTGCCGCCGAAGCACGTAGATCTGTAAGCAAGATACGTGCGTCTGGACGATCCCACGCTCACAAGACACAAGCTGCTATAGCTATGGAGCAACGAGCAAAGGCAGCAGGAAAGAACGCCGCTGCCGCTGTATATCGAAAATTTATAGAACAACAAAAGAAAAAAACAAAACGATGATCCACGTCTTTTTCTTTCTTCCTC